CTGAAACAAGATAAATCATTCTTATACTGGTCAACTGTTAACCGCAACTGTGTAATATGCAGAAAGCCTCACGCTGACCTAGCACATTATGAAGCAGTTGGCAGAGGCATGAACAGAAACAAAATGAACCACTATGACAAACATGTATTAGCGTTATGTCGCGAACATCACAACGAGCAACATGCGATTGGCGTTAAGTCGTTTGATGATAAATACCACTTGCATGACTCGTGGATAAAAGTTGATGAGAGGCTCAACAAAATGCTGAAAGGAGAAGACAATGGGAGAAGTATCGTGGATAAAACTTAAAGTTGGCATGTTTGATGACAGCAAAATCAAATATATCGAAGCTTTACCCGAAAGAGATACGATCATAACTATTTGGGTTAAGTTGCTAACTTTATCAGGAAAGTACAATGAACAAGGTTATATTATGCTATCCGAAAACTTGCCGTACAACGAAGAAATGTTAGCAAATGAATTTAATAGACCTATTAACTCAATAAGGTTAGCAATTCAAACTTTTGAGACATTGGGCATGATTGAAAAAGTTAATGGTGTCATAAAAGTGACAAACTGGGAGAAGCATCAAAGCTTAGATAGCAAAGCTAAGCATAAAGAAAAAAATAAATTGCGACAACAACGCTATCGAGAGAGACAGAAAAAGTTACTAGAAGCAAAACGTAACGTTACCGTAACGTTACGTAACGATACAGAAGAAGAAAGAGAAGAAGAAAAAGAAGAAGAATATAAGAATAAAGAAGAAGAAAGAGAAGCCGTCTTCTCATCTTCAATAAAATATATAATTGCAAATTTGGATGATAAGTTAACGCCTAATCAAATGGAGCAATTAGGGTTTGCTATTGATGATATAGGTACGAACGCTTTTGAAGTTGTAAAAGTAGGTGTTGAGTACACTAAAAGCAAAAGTGCGCATGGTGGCTACTTAATTAAAGTTTTGAACAACTGGGCTAAAGAGAATGTCAAAACAAAAGAAGATGCAGAACACAAAATAGCGCCTAGGAAAAACACAACTGATGATGTCATTGCGCAAATGGAAAAAGAATTGAGTGATGACTAATGCCGATGAGCAAAACACAAGCATTAGAAATTATTAAAAAAGTTAGGTACGTATACAACATCGATTTTGATAAACCAAAGTTAGAAATGTGGATTGATGTATTAAGTCAAAACGGAGATTATCAACCAACTGCAAAAGCGGTAGATGGATATATCAACAGTAACAACCCGTATCCGCCTAACTTACCAGCAATCATGCGTAAGGCACCTAAAAAAGTATCTATCGAGCCGGTAGACAACGAAACTGCTACACACCAATGGAAAATGCAGAATGACCCCGAATATGTCAAACAAAGAAAAATAGCGCTAGATAACTTCATGAATAAGTTGGCAGAATTTGGGGGCGATAACGAATGAATTATGGACAATTTGAAATTGAAAGCACAATAATCGCTACGCTGCTCAAACAACCGGACGTACTAGAAAAGATACGAGTTAAAGATTATATGTTTACGAACGAAAAGTTTAAAACCTTTTTCAATTATGTAATGGACGTCGGAAAGATAGATCATCAAGAAATTTATTTAAAAGCAACTAAAGATAAAGAATTTTTAGATGCAGATACTATAACTAAACTTTATAACTCCGATTTCATTGGATACGGTTTCTTTGAACGTTATCAACAAGAATTATTGGAAAGTTATCAACTCAACAAAGCTAACGAATTGGTAACTGAGTTCAAACAACAACCTACGAATCAAAACTTTAACAACTTGATTGATGAACTCAAGGATTTAAAAACGATTACTAACAAAAAAGAAGATGGAACCAAGAAGTTTGTTGAGGAGTTTGTCGAAGAGTTATACAGCGATAGCCCTAAGAAGCAAATTAAGACGGGTTACAAGCTAATGGATTACAAAATAGGGGGATTAGAGCCATCACAATTAATCGTCATCGCAGCGCGTCCCTCAGTGGGTAAGACAGGCTTTGCATTAAACATGATGCTGAACATAGCACAAAATGGATACAAAACATCTTTCTTTAGTCTCGAAACAACCGGCACATCGGTATTGAAACGTATGTTATCAACAATTACTGGTATTGAGTTAACAAAGATAAAAGAAATCAGGAACTTAACGCCGGATGACTTAACAAAGTTAACGAATGCGATGGATAAAATCATGAAATTAGGCATCGATATTTCTGATAAAAGTAATATCACACCGCAAGATGTGCGAGCGCAAGCAATGAGGCATTCAGACGGGCAACAAGTTATTTTTATAGATTACCTTCAACTGATGGATACTGATGCGAAAGTTGATAGACGTGTAGCAGTAGAAAAGATATCACGCGACTTAAAGATAATCGCTAACGAGACAGGCGCAATCATTGTACTACTTTCACAACTGAATCGTGGAGTCGAGTCTAGGCAGGATAAACGACCAATGCTATCGGACATGAAAGAATCAGGCGGAATAGAGGCAGATGCGAGTTTAGCAATGCTACTTTACCGTGATGATTATTATAACCGTGACGAAGATGACAGTATCACAGGCAAATCTATTGTTGAATGTAACATAGCCAAAAACAAAGACGGCGAAACCGGAATAATTGAATTCGAGTATTACAAGAAGACGCAGAGGTTTTTCACATGAACACCATGCAATTCAAAAGCTTATTGAAATCGATGTATGAAGAGACAAAGCAAAACGACCCGATTGTAGCAAATGTCTATATAGAAACTGGTTGGGCAGTTAACAGATTATTAGACAATAACGAGTTATCGCCTTTCGATGATTATGACAAAGTTGAAAAGAAAATTATGAATGAAATCAACTGGAAGAAAACGCACATTAAGGAGTGTTAAAAATGCCGAAAGAAAAATATTACTTATACCGAGAAGATGGCACGGAAGATATCAAAGTCATCAAGTATAAAGACAACGTAAATGAAGTTTATTCGCTCACAGGAGCCCATTTCAGCGACGAAAAGAAAATTATGACTGATAGTGACCTAAAACGATTTAAAGGCGCTCACGGGCTTTTATATGAGCAAGAGCTAGGATTACAAGCAACGATATTTGATATTTAGAGGTGGCACATGGAAGTACATTACAGTAGTAAAACAAACGAGTGGACAACACCACAACATTTATTTGATGACCTAAGCGAAGAATTCAGTTTTACATTAGATCCTTGTTCAACAGACGAGAACGCCAAATGCCGGAAGTATTATACAGTAAAAGATAATGGGTTAATTCAAGACTGGTCTGAGGACATTGTTTTTATGAACCCGCCATACGGTCGAAGTATTAAGCGTTGGGTCAAGAAGGCTTACGAAGAAAGTTTGAAAGGCGCAACGGTAGTTTGTTTAATACCCGCAAGAACAGACACGACATATTGGCATGATTACATTTTTAATAAGGCTGATGATATAAGATTCCTACGCGGTCGTCTGAAGTTTGGAGATAGTAAAAACAGCGCTCCTTTTCCTAGCGCAATTATCGTTTATAGAGGTGCACAATGAGTAAATACAACGCTAAGAAAGTTGAGTATAAAGGGATTGTATTTGATAGCAAAGTAGAGTGCGAATATTACCAATATTTAGAAAGTAATATGAATGGCACTAATTATGATCGTATCGAACTACAACCGAAATTCGAATTACAACCGAAATTTGGGAAACAAAGACCGATTACGTATATAGCCGATTTCTCTTTGTGGAAGGAAGGGAAACTGGTTGAAGTTATAGACGTTAAAGGTAAGGCGACTGAAGTTGCCAACATCAAAGCGAAGATATTCAGATATCAGTATAGAGATGTGAATTTAACGTGGATATGTAAAGCGCCTAAATACACAGGTCAAGAATGGATGGTATATGAGGACTTAGTGAAAGTCAGACGTAAAAGAAAAAGAGAAATGAAGTGATTTAATGCAACAACAAGCATATATAAATGCAACGATTGATATAAGAATACCTACAGAAGTTGAATATCATCATTTCGATGATGTGGATGATGAAAAAGATGCGCTGGCAAAGCGCTTAGATGACAATCCGGGTGAATTACTAAAGTATGACAGTATAACAATAAGACATGCATATATAGAGGTGGAATAAATGAAGTTGAACGAAGTATTCGCAACTAATTTAAGAGTAATCATGGCTAGAGATAACGTAAGTGTTCAAGATTTGCACAATGAAACTGGCGTATCAAGATCAACTATTAGTGGATATAAAAACGGAAAAGCTGAGATGGTTAACTTAAATGTATTAGATAAATTGGCAGATGCTCTAGGTGTTAATGTAAGTGAACTATTTACTAGAAATCACAACACGCACAAATTAGAGGATTGGATTAAAAAAGTAAATGTATAGAGGTGGAATAAATGAGTGTCGTGAAGATTAACGGTAAACCATATAAATTTACCGAACATGAAAATGAATTGATAAAAAAGAACGGGTTAACTCCTGGAATGGTTGCAAAAAGAGTACGTGGTGGCTGGGCGTTGTTAGAAGCCTTAAACGCACCTTATGGCATGCGCTTAGCTGAGTATAAAGAAATCGTATTATCCAGAATTATGCAACGAGAGAGCAAAGAACGTGAAATAGCTAGGCAACGACGTAAAGAGGTTGAACTACGTAAGAGGAAACCACATTTGTTTAATGTACCACAAAAACATTCACGTGATCCGTACTGGTTCGATGTCACTTATAACCAAATGTTCAAGAAATGGAGTGAAGCATAATGAGCATAATCAGTAACAGAAAAGTAGATATGAATGAAACGCAAGACAATGTTAAGCAACCAGCACATTACACATACGGCGATATTGAAATTATAGATTTTATTGAACAAGTAACGGCACAGTATCCACCACAATTAGCATTTGCAATAGGTAATGCAATCAAATACTTGTCTAGAGCACCGTTAAAGAATGGTCATGAGGATATGGCAAAAGCGAAGTTTTATGTAGATAGAGTGTTTGACTTGTGGGAGTAATGACCATGACAGATAACGCACGTAAAGAATACTTAAACCAATTTTTCGGCTCTAAGAGATATCTGTATCAGGATAACGAGCGAGTGGCACATATCCATGTAGTGAATGGCGCTTATTACTTTCACGGGCATATCGTACCAGGTTGGCAAGGTGTGAAAAAGACATTTGATACAGCGGAAGAGCTCGGAATATATATAAAGCAACATGGTTTGGAATACGAGGAACAGAAGCAACTAACTTTATTTTAGAGGAGATATAACAATGAAAATCAAAGTTAAAAAAGAAATGAGATTAGATGAATTAATTAAATGGGCGCGAGAAAATCCGGATCTATCACAAGGAAAAATATTTTTTTCAACAGGATTTAGTGATGGATTCGTTCGTTTTCATCCAAATACAAATAAGTGTTCGACGTCAAGTTTTATTCCAATTGATATCCCCTTCATAGTTGATATTGAAAAAGAAGTAACGGAAGAGACTAAGGTTGATAGGTTGATTGAATTATTCGAGATTCAAGAAGGAGACTATAACTCTACACTATATGAGAACACTAGTATAAAAGAATGTTTATATGGCAGATGTGTGCCTACCAAAGCATTCTACATCTTAAACGATGACCTAACTATGACGTTAATCTGGAAAGATGGGGAGTTGCTAGTATGATGTTGAAATTTAAAGCTTGGGATAAAGATAAAAAAGTTATGAGTATTATTGACGAAATCGATTTTAATAGTGGGTACATTTTGATTTCAACAGGTTATAAAAGTTTCAATGAAGTAAAACTATTACAATACACAGGATTTAAAGATGTGCACGGTGTGGAGATTTATGAAGGGGATATTGTTCAAGATTGTTATTCGAGAGAAGTAAGTTTTATCGAGTTTAAAGAAGGAGCCTTTTATATAACTTTTAGCAATGTAACTGAATTACTAAGTGAAAATGACGATATTATTGAAATTGTTGGAAATATTTTTGAAAATGAGATGCTATTGGAGGTTATGAGATGACGTTCACCTTATCAGATGAACAATATAAAAATCTTTGTACTAACTCTAACAAGTTATTAGATAAACTTCACAAAGCATTAAAAGATCGTGAAGAGTACAAGAAGCAACGATATGAGCTTATTGGGGTTATAGCGAAGTTACGAGATTGTAACAAAGAACTGGAGAAGAAAGCAAGCGCATGGGATAGGTATTGCAAGAGCGTTGAAAGAGATTTAATAAACAAATTCGGTAACGATGATGAAAGAGTTAAATTCGGAATGGAATTAAACAATAAAATTTTTATGGAGGATGACACAAATGAATAATCGCGAAAAAATCGAACAGTCCGTTATTAGTGCTAGTGCGTATAACGG